ATGATAAAGTTTAATCGTGTTTGGTTTACAACTTCTCTCATATAAACTCTAACATAGTGATCATCATACTTATCAGTGTATGCTGTAATCTGATCACCAGTGGCGCCTGCGATTTGTGTGTCAACTGCGGCAACATCAAATGCTCCAATACTTGCGATAGATCTAGAATCTGCATCTAGTCCCATTTGAGTTTTTCCTCTGGCTCCTACATATAAAGGAAATACTAGTCTGATTAAATCACGCCAGTGTCTGTTTAGATTAAACACGTTGTCATTATTAGCATTTTCAACTACTGTATCAGATACCGGAAACTGTATTTGTACAAGTCCTCCAGTATTGAAAAATTGAACAAAATCATAAGCGTCTGAAAAGTCAACATAAAATTCAAAGAATGTACTTTGGTTCCATGCTGTCGCATTTCTTGCCGCTGAACCTAATGTTGGTTGATATTGCTGTTGAACCGCACTAAAATATTTGTAAGTGTTAATACTGTTAGCAACTTCGTAATAAGGATCATAAACATCATATCTAATTACAGCCCCACGTGCTGGTGTCGGCATTTCTGTAATTTCACCTCCAGGGAATAAATTTCCTGGTCCCGGTACCGCGCCAGTAATATGACGAACTGCTGTTGTTAAGTCTGCTCTCAAATTTACAAATTGATTAGCACTTATATAATACTGGTTAGCATCACACGAATGTCCAGTATTTGAAGCAGGATTGTAAGTTTCCCAAAGAACTGCTCCGTTGTCTGATGGATTGTAATTAAATGTATTAAAGTCTACTTCAACAACTGTGGTACTAACAACTGTAACTACCGTAGCGTAGTTATCTGCAATGTCATAACCGCTCCAGTTGTTTACATTATTATAGTTAGCATGTGTTGTGAAGTTACTAAAGTAAATTACTTCACCTACTACTAAATTATGATCATCAACAAATTCTACTCTGGCTTGTGCTTCTGACGAAATTCTTTTTACTGTTCTAGTAAACGGATAGGCTTTACTGATCAATTGATTTGTCGCTAGTCCGTATCCAGTACCTTCAATATAAACTCCCGGATTCCCGGCAACTTCTTGTAAAGGTCCAAGTTGTTCGTAAACAACACTCTGAATTGCGTCCCAATCAGAATATAAAATTGGATCATTTATTTGTGCTTTAGCCATTTAATTTCCTCATTATATGCGTATATTTATACTTTCAACACACACTCGACTACTTTTTCTCTTTCATCGTTGTTTGTTTCTAGTGCTACACCTACAATAAATCTATCTGTGTGTTCAGCACTTGCGGCTCCGTTACCAGCTGTATAAACTGCTTGACCCTTTTTAACTGGTCCTACTACGCGAACAGGAACTCTTCCTTTTAATCCAATTGCTTGGCCATTTGATTCGCTATTCATAAGATACGCTGGTTCTGTACTAATAACACCGATTGGAACTCCTGTATCACTACATTCAATTGATTCAAATTCGCTGTTTTCATCTGCTACCATCATAACAGTACCGTATGGGTAATATTGATCAGTTGTATACTTTTCTGCTAAGTCGGCATATCTTGCCGAAGTTGCTGTTCCGTTAAAGAACCTAGCATTAATATCGCCTCCGATCGATCTCAAGACAATAGTGTCTGGAACTTTGTCTACATCAAGAGCTTTACCGTTAACACTCTGTGAGTCTGTTGATTGACCTTCAAAAATAACTGCTTTAATTTTACCATCAGTTGTTCTAGTTGGAATAGTAGCAAATCCAGGAACATGTGTTTCACTAGGATCTAATTGTGTTAGTTTATTAGCTGATATTGCTTCAGACGCAATTCCATCAAGAGATCCTGAAAAATTACCAGTGAACTTCTGTGCTTGAAACTCTCTGTTTACACTATCAAATATACGAACTGTTGTAGTTGGACTTGTCTGAGCAAAAATATCTCCGGTTAAACTACCGATAACGTCTCCATGTACATTACCAACTAACTCACCTTTAAGGTTTTCTGACCAAACATTTTTAAATTTTCTAGTTTCTAGACCTAAATTTATTTGTCCTGAAATTCCAGGGAATATACTATTAATACTATCTGGGTCTGTTGTAAATGCTTGTTGTCTGCTAAATTTTAAGAATTCGCTTCTTGTTGCTGATTCACCGTCACTACTAATACCAATTGTTAATTGGCCATTAATTTGATTTTCAATAACAGGTGTACCATCAACAATACTAATTTTTAAAGCATTTGGATTACCAACTGTAAATCCAACATCAGCAAACGACTGCTTTGTTGTGAATCCCGCAGTACTATCTGTTCTTACAAATCTACTTTGATCAAGTCCGCCAAGTTTTTCTGCGTTTGTAGCAGTACCAACAAAACGATAGCCTGCGCTATCACTAATACCGGTTGTACCGTTAACACTGTTTAGTGTAATACCTTTGAAAATCTTTCTTCCTGATTCACTAAAACCAGCAAGATTGTTATCTTGGCTAAGTGTAAAATCATCATCATTACTAAACACTGCTGTAGTGATTCCACCAACAACCGAACGTAGAATAACATGTGAAGTATTATTATTGTCTTTTACAACTTCTGTAACAATTTGTGATGTACCAAAACCCGGTGCGCTCTGTGGGCCGATTAAAACAAAGTTTGAACCGTTCCAAGCACTAAGTTGGTTTGTTTGACTGTCAAACCAAAGATCGCCTTGAGATAAACCTGATGGGGGACTAGATCCAACTTCAGCACCACTTGCTGTTCTAAAGTTTCTGCCGTCATAGAATTTTAATTTCTGACTACTTGTATCAAACCAAACTTGACCTACAATAGGTTTTTCAGGTTGTACACTATTAGCAAAACTTTCAAGTAGATGGAGGAAGTTTTCATTTTGTACTTCTCCGTAGCCGCTATAATTTCTACCAACAAATTTTAAATCTGTAGTAGTATCAATAGTACCGTCTGCTACGCTTACTAAGAATGTTCCGTTATATTTGTCTACTTGATATGTCATTTTCGTTCCGCTTTACTGTATTTATTCAAACGCTTTTACTGCGTCAGCATGTGCTATATCATCGTCGACTGAAACAAAAGTATAAGTTTCAGGACTTGCCTTGTATGTAGCAACTTTAGTGTCTAAATCTGCTTTTGCCGCGTCAATAAACGCTTTCATTGCTGTAAATTCATCTGTATTAGGAATACTAGAAGCATCAAGCATATCAATAATAATATTCAATTGTTTATGAATAGAATATTGTTCTAAAATTTTAAGATTAGTATTATATTTTAAAGTTGCTTCCATTACTACTGGCTTGTCTGATTTACTCTTAACTTCGCCAGTGGCATAATCACCGTGCCAGTACTCTCCCGTTTCGAGATCAAGTTCTACTGTCTTAACATCGAACTTAGTATTGTCAATCAAACTTATGTCTGAATCTTCCGGCATCATAGCAACTAGTTGGCCGCCGGGTTTAATAAAAATTAAATGTTTTGTTTCGTTTGCCATTTTATTCTCCCCATGCCAAAACTAAACTATACTTTGGCTTTTCGTCTTTTTCAATTAGTGTTACTTCGTGTTCTATATCAATTGGCATATCTAAACATGCTCCTGGTATTTCTTCAACAAAATGTCCGTCTCCGTTTTCATCGTACCATTTAAAATGTGGCTTATCACTTCTTAGAAACACCAACTTAAATTTCCAATAACTTCCTATTGAATCTTTGTGTCTTGGAAGATAGTCCCCTGCTTCATATTTGTTAATAACAAAACTAGAAACAAATGTCTTGTCTTCCGGAATAGTTTTCCAAATTGCTTCTTTTAATTCTTCTGGCATTTTAAAATGAAACATGCTTTTCATATTGCTAACGCCATGTTTGGTTTCAAATTTATAAGTATCATTTTCTGTACGACTAGAAAATCTGTCTGAATATTTTTCAGCCAGTTCAATAATTTCATCTACATTTGTACAGTAGTTTTCAATTTGATTAACCTGATACATATACCCAACTTGTTCCTGCTTGATTGACTTCAAATATCAAATCGTTGTTTCTAGTAGGATCTTGAACTGTTGTAGAAACACTAACATTAGTAACTGTTGTAATACCGATCCAACTTCTGGTTCCGTAGTTTGCTGTTGTAGTTACATTCTGACTTGTTCCTGCGATATGAGCTCTTGTACCCGGATTAAATTGGCTTACAGGAGCAAGTGTGTTTAGTAGACTTGCTATTCCTGTATTGTTCAATCCTCTAGTATCCAAACTCATAAAAATATCTCTACTTCTAATTGCTTGATCAACATAATTCTTTGTAACGGCATGATTAGAAAGTGTAGGTGTTGCTGTGATTGTTAAGTTGCCAATCATAGTATCGCCGGATTTGTTAATCTTTGTGCTATCAACAATAGTAATATTTGCCGAGCCGTCAAACGCTACGCCATTAATTAACGGAGAACCAGATAGCCTTCCAGCTGATGTTGCTTCACCATTAAACGTACCATACCAATCTTTTGTTCCAGCATTATAAGCAATGCTATCATCACTAGCATAGACATCGCCTTTGATATCGCCGATTACTCTATTAACAAGTGTTAGCGTGTCTGCTGTAATGTTTGTTGTATTAAAGTTTGTACCGTTGAATGTTTTTGTACTAGCATCATATACATAATTGTTAGCACTGTCTAAGATACTACCTTTCATGTCACCAATTAAAGTACCATTTAGTTCTTCGGTACTAGCATCAACCATTGTTAATCCGTTAACACTATCAACATTACCAATTACTCTACCAGTTAGATCTCCGTACAATTCTCTAGCATGAATTTCTCTATATCTAATAGTATTGCTACCGATATTGTACGCATCTGTGATGCCTGGAATAAATCCACTATTGCTGAAAATAGCAATATCGTTATTAGTGGATCCTGATTTAATTCTAAGTCTAACTGTTTTATCAAGTTGGTTCTCAATTACAGTTTCATCACCATTAATAACGTGAATCTTAACATCGCTGTCAGTACCAACAGTTAATCCAGCATCATCGTATGTTGATCCGCTTGGACTACGTAGAACAAAGTTTGAAATATCTAAATCATTAAATAATTGTGAATTACTAGATGTTCCCCAAAATCTAAAATCGCTAGTAGTAATACCATCAACTGGTGTGTCGATTAATGTAATACCTTTCTTGATCGTTGTGAAACCTGTAATACTTTCAATAGTACCAATTGTAAATTCTTGATCTGAAATAATACCAATAACATTATTATCTATAGTAAGTTTAATAATAGCTCTAGCAATGTTACTATTGTCTCTAATAACGTCAGAGGTAAGTTTTGTTTCAGCAAATCCTGTTGCTCTTTCTGGACCAATTAACTCAAAATCAGTTCCGTTCCATACACTTAGCTGTCCTTGAACATCATCATACCAAATGTTTCCTTTATCTTTTGCTTGGAGTCCTGTAGGCGGAGTAGAACTTACGTCCGCAACTGCTAAAGTTCTCCATTGATTATCTGTACTACGGAATTTAATTTTGTTAGTTAAGTCATCGTACCAAAGTTGACCAGGAATACTTTTTCTAGGCTGTGTTTCGCCTCTAAAGTTTTCTAGTAAAGCAACGAGGTTTTCATTTAAAATCTCACCGTATCCAGCATAGTTCTTACCAACAAATCTTAAATCTGTTGAAGAGCTATCTACTGTTTGATCTGGTACTGTTGTTAACAGTACTCCATTATATCTGTTTACATTATACGGCATACTTTCGCTCCAATTACCTTATTGCCTTAGCGGCATCTTCTCTTGCTTGTTCTAATTCTAAGTATTCTGCCTCGCTCAAGCTGGTAGCAATACCTAAAGACTTTTCTCTAATATGACGAAGAACTTTCCAGTCGGTACTATTTAAAAATTCTATTTTGTCAACATTTGCTTTGGCATCAGCTTCTGCTTGTAAATCTGAAGCTGGTCTTAAAGCAACTGCTTTTGTAGCAACATCAAACTGATACTTTCCACCTTCAATAAGTTCCATATCGCTTTGTGCGATTTCAATAACTTCAACGCCATCAGGAACATTTGGCCTATAGTTTAGTATTGATGTTACTTCATTATTTTCTAAACAAACGTAATACATATTAACTCCAAATTGCTATCCAGTTTGCCGCTGGTGTGCTTCTCTGTTCTGTGTTCTGTACATAAACTCTAATTCTATTTCCTAGATTAGACCATGTACATCTTAAACTATCGTTACCGTCAACACCGCCAGCGTAGTGAATTATAGCAATACTTGGTAAAAACGCAACTAAATTAGCCATTGATTTTCCTGCGGGAGGATAAACGTCAAAGAAGTTTCTGCTACTGTTGAAACTTCCTACTTGGTTTGTGAAGCCACTTTGGCTATACTGTGTGTTACCGTAAGTAATAGTGTAAGCAGGTGGTATCTGAGCAATAATGCTTTGAGCATTTGCTGTATCTCTGGCATCAACATACTGCTTGGTAGCGGCATGTAAGCCTGCTGTTGGATCGGCATGTAATGTTAGCAGTCCTGTTAGTTGTCCTCCTGATAGAGGTAACTTTGTTAAATCTTGAATTGTAATAGGCGATGTTCCATCAAAAGGAACATTATTAATAGTTTGAGGCGATGTTAGTTTTGTCGCTGTAGTTGCGTTTCCTAACAATGTACCTGTAAAAGTTTTTGTAACTTCGTCATATGCTACGCTAGTATCTGTATTTTGAATACTACCCACTAGTGTTCCTGTGACATTACCTGTTACAAAACCTGTAACATTACCAGTAACATTACCTGTAACATTGCCAACAACAGGACCTGTATGTGTTCCAGTTACATTACCAGTTACATTACCAACAACCGGTCCATTGTGTGTTCCTGTTGTATTACCTGTTAAGTCTGCTGTTACTGTATTAGCTCTAAAATTACCAGCACTATCTCTAGAAACAACAGTATCGCTTACATCATTTGCTGTAGCATTAACTGTCCATGTTGTTTGATTTGTTCCATCAAAGTTATTACCTGTTAAATATTGTCCAGCAATTAACTGATTAGTTGTAGTTGCTGTTACAGTAATATTTGCTGTGCCATCAAATGCTACTCCATTAATTTGTCTTGGAGTATCTAGTGCCGATGCTGTATCTGCGTTTCCGTGTAAATCGCCTTTAATAAATGTAGATGAATTTAAATTAATACCTGCGTCTAAATCTGTAAATCCAGGAATATTGTTGACAGTAAATGGACTATCTGCTACAATAGCAATAGTAGCACCATTAACAGTTAATCTCATAACCGGATGATCAGTACCTTGGTCGTCTGTAATTGCTTGACTCAGGGATCTTGTTACTCCGCTAAATCCTTGAACATCTTCTGGACCTACAAAAGCAAACTGAGTTCCATCCCAAACACTTAATCTTCTATTAGTAATATCGTACCATGTGTCGCCCGGTGACGGGTTTGCGGGAGGTGTAGATGATAATACTGTGCCACCAACTACGTCCCATGTAGTTCCATTGTATACTTTGATACTGTTAACAGTAGTATCGTACCAAATTTGCCCTTCGATTGCTTTAGGAGGTGCTCCAACACCAGCAAAGTTTTCTAAGAGGAATAAGAAATTTTCGTTTTGGATTTCGCCGTATCCAGCAAAGTTCCGACCCACAAGCCCAATACTTGTCGTTGAGTCTAATGTACCGTCTTGAAGTACTACTAATTGGTCTCCGTTAAACTTGTTTATCTGGTATGGCATTCTTTTTCTTCCATTATATCATATTTACCGTATTACGGTCTAATAAAGTTAGATAGGCCTCCAGGCAATGTTGGATTAGTTTGATCTTCAACTAACGCTCCGCCTGTAGTAACTACCCATGCTGTTTTTTGCGCATTTAATTCGTATATTGTTACACCTCTTATAGGGTATAATCTAGGCGGTGTTTGAGCTCCAATTTGATCAGCATCGACTTCTCTGATAACACCTGTTATTATCTGCGCACCCCCTGGTGATTCTGATCCGCTTACATCGTACAATGTTGTAGTTGTTAAACTTGGTTGTACAGACGAAATATTACTTACAATATATCTAACTGTGCTAATTCTAATCTTTGTTCCAATTTCGTATTCTGCCGGAGGACAAATTCTTAAAAGCTCAGCTGAGATCTGATTAGCTGACATTGGACTTTCTTCATTTGGATAATATCCAGTAATATCCATAGTTAACGGAATACTTCTTGTTCTTACTAAATTAGTAACATATTTTTTGCTTGTAGCTTCTGATAACTCATCACTTGTTAGGGTGTCTACTCCTTCAACTGTTTGATTGATATTAGTTTCATTAGTAGTTCCAAGTCCTTTAATCTTTGGATTTGATGTACCTATTAATATTAAATTACCTCTAGGTTCAATATTAAGATCTGTTGGATTAGCAGGGTCGCCGTTTGAATACGTTGCTGTTACGCCATTGTTAGAAATTAGATTATCATTGATTGTAATGTTATCAACATTAAGTTCTACTTGATTACCAAACTGTGTTAGGCCCGGAGCACTAGTTACAGACGCCGCAAGTTCAATACCTGTTCCAGTATCGTATAAAACATTTGAACCATTGATCTTATATCCCTTGCCTGAAGGAACATTAAAGTTTTCTGTTGAATTCCAAGTACCTGTACTTCCATCCCATAGAATAGAATGATCAGTAGTACCTTTTAATATGATTCCGCCGCCAGTGGCTAATCCGTCGTTTGATCCACTAGATATTACACCCAACTCTATATTTTTGTCTTTAACTTGTAGTGTAGCAGATTCAAATGTAGTAGTTGAACCTTCAACAGTTAAGTTTCCGCTGATAGTTACATTGCCGCCAAACGATGCTTCGCCGTTAGCGTTCCCTGGTTGTATCTTTACAGTATCACTACCGCTTGATTCAGCACTCATTTCTATAAATGAAACTAATGCTCCATTGCGTCTACCTTTAATTGTAACTTTTCTATTGCTTGTAGAGTTTAAAAGATACACATCTCCTAACCCTTCTGTTCCTAATTGTCCGTTAGTCGCATCGCCGAATCTGATACCTTCAGCTGTTTGAACTGTTAAAATTTCTGAGAACACATTTGCTTGGTTCTTTTTAGCAAAAATATCAGCAGGGAGTCCGCCTAATGCTTCTGAGTTAGTAGCAATGCCTAAGAATTTAAAATTTTGAGTAATTGGATTAAAACCAACTTTTACTGATGCTTCACTAAATCCAGGAATAGTAATTCTTGGNACAAATTCTTGCTTGCTAAAAAATCCTGCTCTGTCTCCACCGACATAAACTGTAGAAATAGTTCTTAACGTTCCGTTTGAATCCTCAATGCTTTCTACAACCATTCCGCTTTGACCTTGACTTACTTTGTAGTCTGGGCCAATCAAATAATCAGCTGAACCATCAAAAAAGTATAATTGTCTATCAACAATATTAAACCAAAAATCACCGGAACTAATATCTAACGGTCTTTGTGTTGCCAGCGCAGAAGTACCTACTGCTTTCCATTCTGTTCCAGCATACACTTTAATTCTGTTTTCAGTAACATCGTACCAAAGTTGTCCAGTAAGAGGAGCAATTGGCTGAGAATCACTAGCAAAGTTTTCAAGCATTTTAACAAGGTTTTCATTTAGATATTCGCCAAACCCTGAAAAGTTTTTACCAATTAATGTAATATCAGTTGATGCTGTATCAATTTGCCCATCTGCTACGGTTGCTATCGCTGTGCCGTCTGTTCTGTTTATTGTATATGCCATATTTCTTTACGCTCCATTAGACCCTTGATATTCCGCTTCTAATAACATAATTCAATGTTAAGTACGGGTTCATAACACCAAATGGTCTTCCAATCAACGAGTCTGGTTGTCCAGGTTGGCGTTTATTTTCATTAGCAATTCTAACAAGTCCGCTTGATGACATCTTCTGTCCACCGCCTGTGACTGTTCCGCCTTTTATTCTTGTATTAGAAATTCCTGTTCCGCCGATTTGTGTGGACGGTGAAAAATCATTTGGTGCTGTGCTAATCTCATTAATAGCATAAAATTGGCTTCCGCTAGGAGTGTTAGTTCCTGATCTTCCTTTCATATCATGATCGTGATCTGGAATATTAAACGACTCAATTACATAAGCATCAGATCCGCTGTACGCACCTAATTGACTAGCTTCAGTTTGATCAACTCTAGGGGTTGTTAAATCAACAATAGCATCGTATGTTCCGACTGGATGCGGAATTTTTGCTCCGCTGTTCATATTCTGTTTACCTAGTGGAACTCGACCTCTTAAATCAGGAACACGGAATGATTCTTGTTGTAATCCGTATATGGTTGATTGTAAACTTCCTTTATTAGCAATGTCATTATAAGTATCGCCGATAACAATGTAAAGATCTGGGAATCTATACTGTTCATATTCAGAACCGTCACATAACACATATCCTTTTGGAACTGAACTAGCAGGGCCAGCAAATGGTAAAATGGTTCCAATTGGAACACCGGCATCACCGATAAATGTTTCTCTAGTTGCTTTACGCAGTCCACTAGTTCTTGTGTAAATTAATATTTCATCATTTAAATCAACAGCACCGATACTTGACTTATTTGTAATAATATCAGATGTTAATTCTGTTTGGAAAACTTTATTAAGGTTACCTGTACCGTTGAATGCTACAACGTTTGAAGATACATCACCTTCTAATTTAAAGTTAGTAGCACTTGCTAATGATGTTGCTGAGTTAGAGTTACCATCAATGTTACCTTTTAGTGTACCTTCNACTTCGTTAGCAATGATCTTATTAGCGTAAATTGTACTGTATTTGTTGTTGGCTTCACCAATTGTTTCTGAACTAGTTAACGGACGAATTGATTTTGTAACAATACTTCCGCTTAACATTGTTAAGTCGCCGCCTACATTTATATCTTTTGAAACAGATAAGCCGCCTTCTGTTCTAATACTACCATTTTGTAGATTAGTACTGTTTGTTTCTGATGTAATTGTTACATCGCCAGTAGCACTAAGAGTACCAACAACATCTAATGTAGCTGTTGGATTAAGATTATTAATACCTACTTTGTTTTCAATTACTCTAAGTACAGTAGTTGGAATACCAAACGATCCTGTCCTACTTGATTGTAAATCTATACTAGCACCTGGTGTGCTGTTGTACATAATAGCATTTGCTGATTGAACACGAAGGTTCATATTTCCGTTTGTACCAATAAAGATACCAGCATCATCTCTTACGTTAAATTGTTTTTGTATTGTACCAATTACGTCTGTTCTAATAAAACTTGTTGATGGAATAACATCTGTACCAACAACAAGACCGTCTGCGGCCGATGCTGTACCAATAAGTTTAGGCGTTACTGATTCTTCTGAAATATCAGTACGAGTAGTAATATTGATACCTGCTTCAATACTGTTAAAACCTTGAATAACAACTTTAGGAATAAAACTATCTTTTGAAATAATTGTTACAGGAATATCCTGAGCATAAAAAATAATTACAGTCCTAGCAACGTTATCAATATCAAAAATGTTTTCGACTAGCGGTCCTGATTTAGTGCCTTCACTAAATTGCGGTCCAACCAATACCCATGTAACTCCTGACCACAAATACAACTGCTGTGTTGATGTGTTTACCCACAAATCACCAATGGCAGCACCTTGAGGTTCATCAACACCTGTTCTAATGTTTGAGGTTGTTTTCCAACTAATTCCATCGTAAACGAATAATTTATTTTCAGTACTGTTATACCATAATTGTCCGGTAACTGCTTGTGAGTCTGACGGTGCTTGATCGCTAGCAAAATTTTCTAATAGATGTAAAAAGTTTTCAGCAATAATTTTACCGTAACCTGTTTGATTTCTACCAGGAATAACAACACTTGTGTCTAGGTTAGATGTATTGTCAAATATTTCTAACGGTTCTGGATGGAGTGTTTCATCTGTAAAATATACTTTATAAGACATCTTTATACCTCAGTAAATCCAGTTAGACTCTGTATTCTAACTGTGTAGTCGATTTGAATCAATCTATTAAGTGACTTTTGTACAGGATGAAAAACTACATGAGTCAATAACTTTCCTGCTGAACTTTTTAAGCCAAGCTCATCAAACACATATTCACCATCCATGTTAATTGAATTATCAAATGCTTCTTGGCCTTCTGGTTCGCCGTAATCTAGTAGGCAACTTACAACAATATCACTATATGTTGCGCCTGTAATATGACGGACTTCCATTTTATTTCTAGTATTGTCAGTGTTTGTGGCAGAATTCTGATCAACAACTTTAGTATATGTTTGATTATATAGGCTTGAATCTGTACCATTGGTATTTGGTGTTAGATATGTAATAAGTCCAGTTGGGTCAACAACTGTACCACCATTGCCAAAGCTCATTTCTGAGATCCAACCTAGTCCTTGATTTGAAAGGCTCTGTGCCATAGCAACACTGATGTTTTCATAATGAATAGCATTGCGTTTATCTACATACACTTCTTGTGTATCCGGGTCAAAAATCTTAATGTGACCTTCAATATGAAACCCGCCTTGCTCGTCGGGCTTCTTGTTTTCTGTTTGGTTTTCTGTGTTTTCTGCCATATCCGTCTCTTTGAGTTTGTTATCTCTCATTGTATTTATTCGGGTAATTCTGTGCTACTATTTTGTAGGAACTTCGCTATCGCTGATGTTGCTTCACTCAATGAAACTCCGTCTGATGCTGTAGTTTCTCCTCTATCGTACCACGTTCTTCCCAATCTCCTAACAATAGTGATTCGTGTTCCAGAGTCAACTGGGTTCGTTAATCTTACATACTGATTTACCCCATCTGCGCTAAATTCAGCATCGTATTGAACATCGCCGTCTGGGCTATATGCCGCTACTGATGGGTCAAACAATTTGTAAGCATCTTTTTGTAGTCTTCTTCCTCCAACAAATACTTCAATATCATCACATCTACCATAATCTGTAGGTATGCTTGATGTAAATGTTGTATCAGTAATGTTAAAGTCTCCGTTGTTTGTTGGTACAAAGTCTAATGGGCCAATCAACAATGTTGCGCCATCTGATACAAAATCAGCTTTTTCTTGCTTATCGTTGTATGGTACTGCTTCAGTATATCCAGTATCAACTACAATATCACCTTGAGAGTGAACTTCTCTAATACTTGATCCAAACATACCTCTTCTGAGCCCTGTTAATTCATTTCCTGACTTAGATAGATATTGTATTTTCTCACCGTTAATAGATACAATACCTAATTGTCCTAGACCCGGTGTTGGTAGTTTAGAAGCATCGCTGACTTTAATAACTGTATCATAATAATACAGGTCTTGTGCCAACACAACATCAATTAATTGATATCTGCTGTATCTTGTCTTGTTTAGAACATCTCTGCTGATCTCGAAACTAATCGGCGAATCATAAATCTCACCGCTAAATGATATAGTTTCAATCAAGTCATCAACGGTAGTTGTTTGTTTTAGGTAAACAGCACTGCTGTCTCCGGCAACGTAAAAATCAATTCCAGGTATTAAACGAACTCCGTTTAAGTAAACCCAAACATACCCAATGTCTCTTACAGGTCTCTGTAATTTATAACTATTTTGATTTCCTGTATAAACATCTCTTACAATATCCAACTGTGTATATTGGTTGAACCAAGTAACATTTACAACGTCACCGTCTTGTAAAGGATACAATGGTGAAAATACAAGATCTGTTCCAACAATATCATAATTGGATTGGCTAGTGTTTTCTATAATAATTATATCGCCTACATTAACTGTTGATGTAAGTATTTCAATAGTATTATTTGCTCCATCAAACGCATAGTCGACAACATTTGTAAGTAATACATTATTAACATACAAATTAATCTGTGTTGGTACTAGAGAACTTGCTGGAATAATAGGATCATTATTTAGATCAATAGTAGAATTGCCATCATAAACTTTATAAGTTGTATCAATACTTCTTAAAAGTTTACCATTATATTCAACAATAATATTCGATACATCACTGCCGCCTAAGTTTTCAAAGAACTGTATAGGATATGTTCTTTGTGTAGAATCAACAGTTATTGTTTCGTTATTGATTCTAACAATACTTTCGGCCTGCCCGCTTTCTTCTGACAATACAATAATTTGTACCAAGTCGCCATTTCTTGGAGCAATACCAAATTCAACTAATGTGTTGTTGGTATTATTAACTACCCCATTACTATTAACAAAGCCTGCTTTTGTTTCAACACCGTTGATTGTAGCAAAAACTTTTCCTGTCTGAGCAAAAGATGCGCCAGTTAAGAAATATCTGGTATTACCGTCACCGGTATATTCTCTAATATCAAGAAGTTCCACTCCGCCAACACCTAGAGAAAACACTTCAATAATTTCACTACTGTTTGGTGCTGTGATAAATCTAACTTCGTTGTTTTGATAATCAATAGTATAATCAGTTCCGTCAACTTTCTTGTCTTTATTAACAAAAACTAACACACTAGCATTTTCAAGAACATGCTGGTCTATCTTAAATGTCTGTGTTTGACCGTCACCTGTGTAAACCCTAGAAAGTACAGCAGGAGAACCAAATCTATCTGACTGGAATACTCTAATGCTCAATGATTCTAGTACTTGTCCTGGTACATTTTCTTCTGTAGCAGGAACTTGATCCGGACTAATAAACTTCTCACCGTCAATAACAATATCTTCTGGTAAAATGCCTGTCGCTGTACTGTAAGAACCGTTTGTAGTAATTAAACTGCCGCCACTAACTTCAGCATCTAGGTAATTTGCTGATTGAATATCTAATGTTCCATCACTATCTACCGGACGGAAGATTAAAACATCGCCGTCATTAATGTCAATGCCTTCGTCTGGGTGAGGTATCAATATTACATTAGTGCTTCCGTCACCTACAAACGAAGTCATAATAGCATCGTTGTTGGTTTGTTGCTCAGTACCAAAATTAGGATCATCTAATCTTGTTGTAGCAGTTTCACCTTTGCGTCTGATATAGATGTTAAACACTTTTCCAGACTCTGGAACTTCAGGAAGTACAAATTCGTGTGTACTTTCATCTGCCGCAATGTAAAAATCATTGTTATTACTTTCAGCACTATCCCAGCCTTCGGTAAACCAAGGTAATGCGTCCCAACCTGCGCCAATATCAAAGGTTGCTCCTTGTACAATTACACCGCCATAATCAATTCCAGTTACTAATTGAGAATAATCTACATCAATAGCACTTCCATCGTCTGGAATATCTTTATCAACGCCCAGCATTCCGTCTGTTGGCTTGTAATATTTGTCTATTCTATTAAGAGCATCAAGTACACTATCGTTCTTTTCGTACTTAATTGTAACCGTTAATCCTGATTCAGGAGCAACATTAATTACAATTCGTCCTTTTAGAACTGTTAGCCCATTAATAACTTTACTAAACAAAGTAATAGTATAATCGCTGGAGAATAATTGTTCTGTTCCAACTGTTACTGTAATAGCACTCTTGTCTAGTGTACTAGGATATTTCAAATCAAATACAGTTTGTCTGCCTGTTCCTGTAAATGTTTCAGTTTCGATAAATTTCTCATTTACACTGTATGATTTAAATGTAGCAGTCTTGCTAATTCTATCAAATTTAAGTGTGTTATGGAACAATCTTGCTTTGCTGTTTCCAATTCTAGCAACTGCCTTGGCACTAAATTGTGTTTGAGTACCAACACCTCCGACTAGTTCAACTACCGGAGCACTGGTATAACCGCTACCGCCATCTAGTAAAACAATCTTTGTAACTTTGCCGCTTGAAATATAAGCTCTAGCACTGGCGCCTGTGCCGCCACCACCTGTGAATATTACTTGTGGAGCGGTTGTGTATGTGCTACCCTGTTCTGTAACAATAACTTCTGTGATTTCAAACTTATAATTGTTAAACCACGAGTTCCAAGGTTGTAAGTCAATTTCTGTATCACCTAATTTAACTGGATTAATTGTATTTGTTCTTGTATCATATTTAGGTGGTAGATCAAAATCTGAAACATTAGTGTTAGTATCATCAGTGTTTAGATATCTACTTGTAAAGTTTCTAATTTTTGTTCTATAAGGTTTAACTTCTTGTACATACTGTTGATATGCCGCTAAACTATCGCTACGGAAATTTAACTTTTGTTCTAAATTACCTACATTATGAATAGCGTTTAAGAAACTTGTCTTGAATGCCCAATCAACATACAACTGCTCACTGAATACATAATGAACATTAACAAAGAATAATTTATTCCAGTACCCAGCAAGCTCATCAACAAACACATTGTATTTCATTGCGCTAAGAATGTTTCTAAATTCTTTTGCCGCTGTTGAATCGTATTTGTTGCTGTCATAGGACTGTGTTTTGTCATATCCTGTAGACTCTGTTTCAGTATCATAGAATTTATTAATCACTCTAAGAGTACCGTGCTGACGTCCTACAAGTCTATACTTGTCTAGTATTGTTGCGCCATCTAAAACTCTTTCAAGAACTGCCCAACCGCCGTTACCATAGTCCTCAACTCTAAATAATTGTCCTGGCAATAACTCAATTTCTGGTTCAGCATATAGCCCAGGTAATGATTCAGCAATTCTAGATTCTTCTGAATATCCAGTTAACCACCAGTCAATAGTTTCCCAATACTTTGTAGTGTCGTATGCTTGTGTTGCTGTTCTGTAGAATTTGTTTTCTCTAGTACTCCAAGCATAGATACTCCAGTAATTGTTTACAGTACTGTCTTGTGATACCAAAACACTATACGGACGCACAATTGGTGTTGCTGTCAAGTATTTTTTACCTTGATTAGTAACTGTAACTGAAGTGACTCTACCAAAGTTATCAATAGTTGCTACTGCTTCAGCACCTGTACCACTTCCTTGAATTGTAATTAAAGGAGCTCTTTTGTAACCAAAGCCAGCATCATCAATTTCAATAGTGTTGATATGACCATTAACTACGTTAGCTCTAAGAACAGCAGGTTTAAGTGTTGCTGTTGTTATAAACTGTAAGTCTCTTTCAGTATCGACTACAATATCATAAAGATTCTTTACTTGATTTGGTGCTTCATCGATTAAATTTAAGTATGTGTAATCGATTTCGTCAGCTAACGGTGCTACTAGTAGAGCATCATTAATAAATGATATAGTTTGTTCAACTGCTTTGTTTCTATTAACAAATATAGTTTGATTTGGTCTGCTTCCTATACCGTATTTGTTTTTCTCTGTCAACTTAGGATCTGGAACTTGATTTCCTAATTGATCACTTCCGACTAAACTATCAATCCACTTTCTTTCAATGTCTTCATTAGGATCTAATTTGCTTTCTTCTGTTGTTAACCAATATTCGTTATGAATTAAGTTAACAGCATCGTCACTGTTATAATACTGTATATTAACACTAAACTCATCTGAAGTTAATGTTGGTTTTAAATTATAAAAACTAATCTTATCAGTGTCTAATAGATAAGCAAAAGGTATTCCAGCATTTTGTGGATTTTTAATATAATCAGCAACTTGTCCTGCGGCTAATGTTTTGCTACTATTAATTTCAAGTGTTTGTTTTTCTTTTACCCAGAAATAATATGTAGTATTTTTAACATTTCCGGTAACAGGATCTACAGTTCTTTTAATGCTGTATGCTGTATCGTCAGAATATAAAGGAGTACCTGTAATGTTTGATTCTAAATCTCCAGATAGTTGAGCATATCTACTTGGTAATAATGTTGATTCTACCCATTGATACACATCGACCGAACTACCATACGAATAAGAATTCCAATTACCGTTTCTAAAAACAATATCTCCTTGTTCGTAAACGAGATATTTTACTTTAGATGTATCCCACCAAATTTTTCCAACTTGTTGTGCTGACCAATGTTGTGATTCATCTTTAGTCGTTGCTTCATTGTCATTTGTAATTGAATAAACTGCTGGATCAAATGGAGTTTTATAATCTATATTTGCTTCAGCAATACCTAATACTTTTCCTTTATAAGGATCAACGATATCAATATCCGCTAGTTTTGTATAAGTTTCTTTTTCGTACGCCGCTAGATTCTTAATTTTTGTTATATCAATCTGAGGTTTTTGTTCTCTAATAACACTCCATGGTTTGACGTTGATATCTTTTTGGAACTTCTGAATACGTCCAATTCTAACTTCTCTAAACGCAGGATCCTCTGAAAGATATTTTGGAGAACCAACAATAATTGTATCGTTACTTGTTGCTATTGAAGCACCAAAGTTTTCATTAAAACTTAAATTATCTTCAAATACTTCACCTAGTACCCATTTGTTAGCATACTTGTTGAAAACAAATACTTTACCTGTAACTCCTTGAGGATCAGCAAATTTTGAAACAAATCTGTCAAAGCCGGTTTCACCACGATCAAATGTTGTTACTTCAAACGTTTGAGCACCTTCAGCAGATACTGCTAATGTTATTCCATCGGGCGACACACTGAGTTTTGACCCAAATCTCTCATCGTAGTCATTGGTGTTTGATTGTATCTTTTGTTCAAATACAAATCTAGTGCCATTCCAACTAAAGATAAACACAGAACCTTGGTTCTTTTCATTTTTATCATTATTTGGTGATCCAATAAACAATGTTGTGCCGCTATAATCAATAGTAACAACACTACCAAATTCGTCGCCAGCTTCTAGCGATGGTAAGTCATTTTTATCAATTTGTTGTACATAATCATAAACGCCATCTGTATTCTTGTTGTAAACAAAAACACTACCTGTTCTTGGAGTTTGTGTGTTCTGTATTTGTACCCATTTGTTATCTACTTCAGGAGCATCGTCAATACTTGTTAAACTTGAATCGCTATCTAATTGGTAATAGTTACCATTACGTCTAACAACATCACCCTGAATATAAGTTTCAGTAGTTCTCCAGACACCTTTATAACTTTCAAAGTTTGAAGTATCTGAATACGGTGCCGATACTATTAACAATGATCCATCTCTAGACATTGTTGTAGATGAGCCAAACTTGTCGCCGATATCAACATCTTCAATTACATCATCAAATGTGCCTTGCTCTAAGGTAGACCCGTCATTTACATAAGCAATACTATTTGGCAGTACATCTTTGTTTACTGTAGCAATCGCTTCCCAGTCTCCAGTTAATGGAGTTGTTGTACCGTCTCCGGTGTGTAATGATAGGGCTTTATAATAAGATGATTGATACCAAACAATAGTGTTTGCTGTATACGATGTATTAATATCAAACAACCCTACAAAGTTTGTATCTTGTAGAAATTTCCATTTAATTCCATTATAATGATATAGGTATACTCTACCCCTGTCATCTCTACTACCAGGAGCAGATATTGACATAAAATATCCTTCAGCTTCTGCGCCGAGTGTAGTTCCAAGAATCTTTATCTGGTCGCCAACTGCGTATCCAGATCCGGAAACTTTAACATTTGTAGTATATGATCCATTTAACCGTTCAACATCAAAAATCGCTCCGGATCCTGGATTAGAAATATCTTCTCCAGTTACNTCGAAGTAATCTCCGTTGCTGTTTATAGGTGTTCCAATATATTCAATACCAATGGCNGCTGTGCCTACAAAAGAGAAGTGTTCAATTTCACCTGCTCTGCTTGTTGGGTACGGACCAAGAGGACCATTATCACTAACCACATTAATTCTGATAGTGATATCGTTTGCTGGGGATTTTCCTCCCACAGTTGTTCCAGGAATAACAATAGTTGTACCAGCACTATAATCAATTAGATTACCTTGTGTATCTTTCTCTGCCCAAGGTACCCAGTTACCTGTTCCGTTTTGTGCGGAAATTGGATTATCGATATATTCAACATTGAATGGGAATCCAGAAACTTGCTCCCAATATTCAGGGGATCTATCTGGAAATTTAGTTGTATAAACTTCATATGCTGTGGCATCTGTACCAGGAACTACATTTGTTACTTCTCTTAGAACCGTCCAATATTGTGCGCTTCTTTCAGGATACTTTATAACTTCTCCTGGATAATATGTTAGTGTAGCGTCCCATGTTCCTCTATCTATACCTGTATCTTGAATACAAGCATAATAGAAATTATTATATCTTACAATACTTCTCGATTTGTAGCCATCGCCTGGTTGTACAGGAACAGCAGGGCTTACGCTAGTATCTTGTCTTAGTCTAACACTGTAAACATCTTTGTTTTTAGTAACAGTAAACAATGCTACTTCGTTAACTGGTCTGCTAACAATTCCTGAAATATTATTAAATGTGTTTGATCCAAGAATTGTACCATTTTCATTAACATCTTTTACAGTAATAATAAGATCGTTATTTTCTGTACCGCTTGGAGGCTGTCCGCCAAGTCGTGTACCTTGAATTAATATTCTATCGCCAATAGCGTAACCTGTTCCGCCGTTACGTACTTCAACATCATAAATGCCTGCGCCGGTTACTCTGCTAATATCAAATGTTGCGTCAACACCTGTAGAACTTACATCAACACCGTTAACATTTTCATATAGTGCGTTATCAAGTCCACTTGAACCTGTAGTTGATACAGCAATAACACCACCGTTGTCGTCGACTTGACTAACAGTTAATGTTACATCTCCACTTGTTCCTTCAATACCTTCAAACTTACCAATAGTAATACTCGAGCCAAAGAATTCACCATGTGCTTGTCTAGGACTTAGTAGACTATTTCTAAGTTTCCATTCACCATTAACATATTCATAAATGTCTACAGCACCTTGTCTAGAATATCCTTTGTTTGAAAGAATTAATTCTGCTCCTAGTGGATTTGCTTCAACATTTTCTACAACGTTCCAATCTTGTGTAGACAAGTCAATAGTACTTCCATCTCCAAAAACTCTGTTATTTGCTTTGTATAGTTTACCAGCAAACAGAACAATATCTCCGGGCTCATAATTAGCATTTGGATCAAACTGTTCTTTATAATTGCTAGGCATAAAACTAGCTTTTGGTGAACCAACTGCTAGCCATCTACCATCAGCACTGGCTGTCATTACATCAGCATAACTTCCTAGCAAATAAGGTTGTAAGCCACTTAATGGTGTTAAGATTTGTAAAGGTACAAGACCCGACTCGCCTTGCGAATAAGCAATAACCGCAGAGTTTCTAATAACATCGCCGCCTGTTACAACAGCGCCTGGGTTACCAACAATAGTTTGATTTAGTTCGGGAACATAAGTTACAGAACTACCTGTTCCTGTCGGGAACGCAATACCATATTCTGAAATTTCTGTAACATCATATTGTTTATTTCTTTCTACAACTTCCCAATTACCAGTGTCTTGATTTTTATCAATAAAGACTTTTGATCCAACTGNTAACTTAGCAAATCCTCGATCTATTAATTCTGAATAATTTGCCACCCTTACAGATTCAAAATAACTCACAAAAGCAAATGTACTTTGATCTAACTCGGGTGGTTCTTTAAATCCTGCGATAGCAATAACTATGAGTTTAGGTCCAACTTCAGCAATTTGGTAGAATCCTGTAAGACCTTGAATACTATTAAGTCCAATAACTTGTCCAACTTCAAAGTTATGTACTCTATTTGTAATTAGATATACTTTATCAACATCAGGAGTTTCTAATGCTCCAATCAAAACATTGCTCACAGTATATCTATAAACATTCCATTTACCTGGCTCAAATGTTGTCCAAACATTATCTCCGTGTTTGATATCGTCAATTGAAATATCATTTAACAAGAATTCATCAATGCTGTTTCTTATCCACTCAACATCCTGAGCATACACATACCCTGCTGAATTTACAGCAACAGGATAATTTTTAACAGGTAACTTAAAATTAGTATTGCCTGTTTGATAATCGTTATCAGTTAGCAAAATATAGTTTTGATATTGTGTTTTGTCAAATCCAACACTGTCTAAAATAACAGGTTGTGGATTTAATTTAAACTCTTTTGCTCTTAATTCAAACTCAGCTTCAGTAAGTTGATCACTTCCGCCAATTGTTCCTAATCTAAATGCCCACTCTTCATTGATAACAATCTTATCATCGTCTACTTTACTAACTTTATCAAATACTTTTAGTATTGAATTAAGTGTTCCTTTTTCTCTACTAAATCCTTGGTATAACTGGAATTGAGCAGTTTCATCTTCAGCAATTTCTTGTAAGTAAGTTCTGCTTTGATAACCAACAGTATGCTTGGCTAATTTTTTCTGTGCTGAATTAATACCATCAATAGATGTTTCATAATAATCTTCAATTTGATTTGCTCTAAAATCAAAGTTAGGAACTAGTCCGCTTGTAGGATTACTATCAAGTTTACTCCACTTTGAGTTATCAAATGTATCAGTACCGTTTTGGAAAACCATACTAACATAGTTGTACTGTTTATATTGAACTATATCGCCAATTCTATAATCTGTATATTGTTTCCATGGCGCTATATTAACTTTATCGAATATAAATCCAGGACTGGTATAATCTCCGTCCCAATCAGTTGTTCTAAACCCAACACATTTAATTCTTTCTTGTCTGTAACCAGGGCCTTTATCAAAAATCACATCATTAAACAATGTTCTATCATCAAATATTGTTACATGTTCTTTTTGTACATAATTGATTTCAGCAAAGAAAATACCGTCATCTGTTTCTGCTGGCGCAATGTATAATTCATTAGGTCCTCTATATACTTCGATATTTGCTGAATCAATTGAGGTTCCGTCGGCTTTTAAAATATTGTAATCATAGAAGCCATCTAATAAATTATCTGCTACTGCTCCTACATTTTGAAAACGTAAAAGTGTGGCGGCAGGGCTTAGTGCTATAAGACTTCCTTCTGCCCAGTTGTGTGTGGTCCAGAATAATAATTCTCTTACTGAAGTTTCCCAGTTTTGTACAAGATTTAGATCTTTACTGTATTCATCAAAGACCATTCCTTGCGATTCTAAATAGCTACCGTAACCAAGTAAAAAGTCTACTACTTCTTGAACAGTTCCAAATATTGTATCGTATCTTAATGTTAATACATCAGCAGTATTGAATCTAGATCTCTTAATTGCTCTTGCGGCTCCTACTACAGGAACTTTATCAATTGGCGTCCATTGTCCGTCACTAAACTTTTCTGTAGATTGCTGTGCTATAGTAGATCTATAAAAATTATTTTGATATCTAACTAAAACACCTTTAGTGTAGAAAGAATTTTCATTCCATTCTATAAAGGATTCGCTTACGCCGCCGACTTCTAAAACAGGATCATTTTGTTGTGAAAAATAACTAAAGTAGTTAAAAACAGAATTTAACTGATCATACCCGCCGACTTTATATCCGCCTTCGACTTTTTCAACTAGTACAGCACTATATCGAGTAGTCAATAAAGGAGCACTTGTGTTGAATATAATTTCAAAGTTTTCGTTTGGTATGAAAATTCCAGTTTGTGTACTTTGAGGATTTTTGCTATCTAATAAGAATTTTTGCTGTGTTTGATCAACAAAGCCTTTCATTCTTGTGCTTAATCTTAAATCAAAGTTTCCATAAATGTCTATTAAAGATTGTTTTGTTCTTGAATTAGATTTTAAATAGTTTATTGTATAGATTAAAAATCCATCAGGTCTAATATTAGAATTCAAACTATCAATAATATCATCTACCTTAATAAATGTATTAGTGTTCTTACTAACAATCTGATTTAATTTATTTTTTGTTAAAATATTTCTATCTAAATTTAAACTAATAGTTTCAAACGGACGCAATAATGATGCCGCAATCATTAAAGCAAACGGATATGAACTGCTTCTTCTCCATGATGCTTCTGCTGGAGAAATATCTCCAAAGGAAAAATCAGCACGATAATCTGTACTGTAATCAATAAACGATTGTGTTTCTAAAGGTAACTTTAAATTTCCATCAGCATTAACTGGCAAGTATTCAAGTAACAGTGGTCTTTTATATCTTTGATACTCTCCAGCTCTTTCACCTTGACGGACAATACCATCTCGGATATCTTCCCAAAGGATTAAGTTGTTGCTAGTATATGGCGCTTCGCCATATTCGCTATCCCACCAGTCTGGTTTAATACTAAAACCTAACATCTCCCAAGGAGTTAAATGAGGAGTTTGTGTATCATACAAATATTGATACAAGCCTCTCCAATGTTTAGGCATAGATTCTTGTCTTTGAATATCTAAGTTTTTGTTATAAGTCCAGGTAAACGGATTATCTGAATAATAATTGTTGTCGTAAATATCGAGACCTTTAATGACCGGCCATCTTAAAAACTCAAGTTCTAAAATATTATCTACTTGTTTCTTAGTAAATGTTCCGGATTTATTGTATCCTCCGTATAACTGATCAATATCTAGAAGATCAGTATCATACTGTTTTTTAATATTATTGTAGACTCTCTTTTCAAACTCTAGTAATAGATCGTCTCTAAAATCGTCATAAGCAATAGTAATACTACCGTCGTGTCCTTGTATTACTTTACGTGGTTCAACGTATGTTGTATCAATATAAATCTTTGGAATATAGGATTTATAAAGTCCGAGGCTTGTAGGAGTTTCTGGAATAAAATTAAAAGAAGTAGAATAATATTCTTTAATTTTTAAAACTTGTCCTTCGACTAAGTTTCTAGTAATTCTAACAAATCCAAATTCGCTATCAAACTCATAATCTACACCGTGTAATAATTGACTTTCATCAAGATATAGATAAACCGCTTTTATACTTGGATTTGTTAAGTCAAAACTTTCAGTAAGAGCAAATGTTTTAATGCCCTCATCTTCTACAGTGTATGTTGTAACTTTGTGTGCGCCGCTACCGATCATATCGCTGTTAGAAAACGCAGAAGTGTCTGGTTTTGACGAACTAATCTGTGTAATAATATCGTCTAACAGTTTAACAATGTCGTCATCGCCAAATGGTACTCTTATCGCTTGGTTTAAGAGATTTGATTTAAAATTTTCATATCTCGATGCGGCATATCGCAGAGACTTTACTATATTGTTATTTTTATCACATAGCAAAGGAAGTGACATTCCCGCCACTGTAACATGTTTTACAAAACGCTGTCCTTTATTTTGATATCCAGTAAGATCTCTTAAATTCCCTGCTCCAGGAAATATGCCAACAAACTCTTCAGTGTAATCTATCATCGAACGGAGATGATCAGTTGCCTGTCCAAGAGTGAAGTCTGTAAGCTCTTTGTTTAATGGGTTACGTTCTAGACTTTTAGGAAATTCATAAAATCCTAATTCTGGATCAATATCAGAAAATACTTTTAATGTAATTACATCGCCTTGACTAAAAATTTTAGATGTAAAACTAAATGTTCTTGTTGCTTCTACTGTATTAACAACAGTGTATGCTTCATTAAAATATACTCCGTTTAGATAGAAATATAGTTTAGCTGTAGGATCATTACCCCAGTTAATATTTGTAAATATTACCTCGGAACCATCTGAAGGCATAGTATACGTCTGTACAATAGCTTGATCGAATGTGTTATCAGATTCAATATAAAGATTATGGTATGTAAAATTATCTAAACTGTAATTTGTTTTAATATATCCAACATTAATCTTTGAAGTTACTGTTTCAGCATTAACTTGATATGTAAATAAATCAACATCCCAATTAGACTGTAATACAATATCTCCACTATTTTCGATTGTTTGATAAGAAAGTGGAAATCCTAATTCATCATCATTAGGTCCTGTTCCTATTTTGTAAGAAACAATTTTTGAACCCTGGAATCCAGATGTTTCATATTTTGTTGTATCGCTAAAACTTACGCCGACGGCATCAAAAACATCAAACAAAGGCGGTTGGTTAACACTATTTTTTTCTTGGCTTTTAATCCAATCAGTGCCATTAAAATGATACATTGTTCCAGCATTGATTTTACCGAACTTAACAATTACGCCTTCGCCTGCTAATGTATCAACATCATCTGCTTCAACTAAAGCAATCTGTAGATTGCTGGCTACATTATTATCTTGAATAGCAACTTTTTTAACAACAAAAATTTTATTTTTAACTAGTGGATCTTGATCTGCTGTGAATAAAATTCTTGCGCCTTCGAAAATATCAACATTATCAATATTATAACCTGCGGTGCCTTCAATAGTAGAAAATACATCAGTAGTAAAATCATCAATAAAATCAACACTTTGTTTAGCAACAGAGCAATGATTAACTAATTGTAGGTTAGAACTAAATTCAATAATTGGTCTTTTAGCTCTAGTAGTTTCTGCTAAGGCTGCTGGTACTTTATTGAATTGAGCACTGTATTCTATAACAGATTTATGAAACCATTTGTTATAACGACTCCATGGGTTTCTATCAAGACTTGCTCTACTAATTGTAATATAATCTTTATTAGAAGGATAACTTAGCGCATCATCAAATGGTAAATCATCAAACCCGCCATCGTCAAATAACACATCAACATCATCATTAGCAATAGGTGGTAAATCTAACTCTTTAAAGTTTACGAGTTTAATTTCGTCTCCGACACCGTCTACTAGCCATTCGCTTTCGCCGTATTCTTGAGGTTCAACATTGCCACTGAATACTACTTTTAAACCATTAGTAAATTCAATTCCGTTAGAACTTTTATAATTTTTCTTTCCTAAAATCTCTTCAGCAACATTAAGGAAAGTATTTTCAGTAATAGAAGCAATTCTAAATGTTCCTACTTTGTCAATATCAGTTGAACTTTGAAAATATATTACATCCGGACTGTTTAGAGGAACTGTAAATTGTAATGTTCCTACTTCGGTTCCATTGTTAACAACACCTTCGTTATAATCTGCTTGGCTTGTTCCGTCAGTATTGTTTCTTCTAATTGTAAACGGGTCGCCNGGTGTGTTGATTTCAAACACATAAGTTTGACCTCTATATAAAGTAATAGCAGGATTAGGNGTTAGTCCGTCTGGGTATAAAACATAAGCAGTATCTTGACTTCTTACTCTATATGTTGATACAACTGTTTGTGCTTGTCCTTCAACTGTTACAGAGTTTGGACCTTGCGGTAACCAGTAATACTCTCTATAGTTGATAAACTTGTCCCAATCAATAGGTGGGTTCCATGAGTAGGATTTAACTTGGGTTGTTAAATCATCTCTTTCATTGTTATTGTTAAAAAACTTTAATTGATTTTTAACATCGATATAATCATAGAAATTAACAACACTACCGTTGTCAGGATCTGTAATAACAACACCAGGTTCAAGCTGGTATGAATATCTTAAGGACTGTTCTTGATCTAAATAAACATCTTTGCTATTATATGTTCTTCCGTAGGATCTTCCAATATAACCAGATAATCTATCTAGCGTTCCTGGTTGGACCAACGGATCAAGTGTAGCACCTAAAAACTTTCTGTTAGCTGGACTTTTAAAAACTGTAGGTAACAGCTCGTATGTCTGTCTAACAGGAAGTTCACTTTGTTTAAAAATTTTCTTTTCCATTAAGTATTACTCGTCTTTGTTACTACTTGTGAGTTAAGCAAATTCAGCTCAACTGCCGAAATGTTATCTACTACTTGAATATCATCAACAGTAGCGGCGCTTACAAAAATTTCATCTGGTCTTGATTGAACTTCACTTAAACTACCGTATGCTCTGTTTTCTTGTTTTGGTACTAGAACAATGTTACTAATCTCTGGAGAATTGTCTTGGATAATGTATGCCAATAATTCGCTAGAGTAAAATTTGTCTCCAAAGTCCCAGTTTTCAACAGCAAAATAATTTGTAATACTTCTAATAATTTTTACTTTTAAATCATTATCGTTTACAGTCATGCTCTTGTTTTTAACAACCTTAAACGTTGCTTGGAAATCAGTATTTGCTTTGCTTCCAAATAATGGAAAATATGTTACAGGATGATAGATGATTTCATCACTAATTGTTTTCATATTTTGAAGACCTGTACCAAATTGTATACGCAAACTTTCCGGAGTTGGAATTTCTGGCTGTGTAGTTGCTCCTAGCAAATATTTTCTATAATTAATATCGTAAGTTCTTACTAACAAATACACATCAATAATATTGCTTACACTAGGATCAATTCTTCTGTCAATGCTTGCGTTATGTATATATTGGAATTTTAATCCGCTCCTTCCGATATAGGCAACATACGATGGTTCTAGTATAAACGTTCTTGTTACTAGGTCAACTCTTTTAACAAAATTTTCTGCTTGATCATAAAAGTAAATTAATTGATTATGATCGTAATCATTTACATTTGTGTTTACTTCTTTATCTTGAATCAAAATAGTGTTGTCATCATTTTTAATAAATTCAAGTTGTGTAAACCCAAACTCATCTGTTGTTTGATTGAAGAACAAATATTTGTTAGAAAGATCTGTACCTACAACATCATCAAAACTATCTGGATTGTCAATAACGCCATCGTCATCTGTGTCATAGAATGTAACTTTGACACTTTCATTGCTTTGATAGCCGTCATCAAATCTTACAGCATCGGCAATTTCAAATATATAATCATTTTTCAATGTTTGATCTTGGTCAATAATAGCACTAACTTGTAAAGCAGTAAATTCAGGATTTGAATCTCTTAAACTAATAATCTGTTCTGCTAACGCTGAAGCACTTAGTTCCTTGCCTTCTGGAATACTATTAATATCTAAAATTCTAACTTGGTCTTTAATAACTGTACGGGTTTTACTATCATAGATTTTTTCATTCTTATCAAAATAAAATCTATTTTGTTTTTCACTTGAGAAAACATAATTTGTTCCTCTAACACGAACACGGAATTCGTCNCCATCGTAAACAAACGCTAGAATCCAACTAGCATCAGCATTGGTATTTGTTGTGTTACCTGCTTGACCTAAACTAAAATCACTTGACAAATCAATATTGTTAGATGAGATAACTCTCCAGTCTCTTTTCTCGATGTCATATCGTAATCCAAATGTTTGACTAGAGAAACTAAGATTTAAAATTTCTGTTTCAATATCTGTAGAAAGGTTACTAACAAATTTAGGAACAACTTGTGATGGTACTGCGCCTGATGGAATAGGTTCGCTTAATGTAATTGGACCAATGCCGCTAGAAAGATTACCAGCACCAGCATTTGTGCCATCGCCTACTACTCTTATAACTTTTGTCCAAATATATTTTTTATGTGTTTTATCTGTTGGATCATATGTAACTAATTCGCCATCTTTAAATGCCTGTGTGCTGTCGCTTGGAAGAAACTTAATTAAACTTCCAGCTTCAATAAATCTCAAGTTACTTGTTGTGTAAATGCCAACCTTAATTGGAAAATTATCAAAGATGTTACCAAAATATCCTGTTGATCCAAAATATCCTGTTGATCCATTTACATCTGTTGTTGAACGTAACCATTTCACACTAACATCACTTGTAAAAATTTTATCAAAGTTTGTTAGATAGAAATTGTATGTTTCAAAATCTTCAATTACCGGCTCAATAGTATTTCTAATATAATTTAATACAATGTTTTTATTAGTGTAACGATAGCTAAAGTTTCTTTCAGTGTCTGTTCTGTACATTAAACCATCATCAGCAAAAACATTAACCATAGAATATTTTCCACTAGCATCAACAATATCAAAGTTTCTGCTAATACCACTAGATGTTCTATTAATTGCTTTTACTTTTAAAATTTCTTGCGAACTAGAAAGCGGAGCAAGATTGTAATCTTCTCCTGTGATCATTCTATTTTGTGTATAATATAATGCTGGTGCTTTTGTTCTGATTGAATCAATATCTTCTGATGGAGAGCTGTTTTCAACTGTTGATTGTAAAGACATTCCAATTGAAATTGTATGGGTAACACCTTGACTGTTTTGATATTTTACATCAACACTAATGCCTCTCATGTCTTTTGGAGCAATGCTATAGCTCTCGCCTACTGAAGTTCTAAAGTAAACTCTGAATGTACCTCTTGGTAAATTACCAAAAGTACCATCTGAAAATAACACATCAATCGCATCATTTTCTTGTGTGATTACACTATAGATATTTTTTTCATTGCTGGTTAAACTATTATAGATAATATTATTACCTTCGATGTTTTCTACCTGTGTCCACAAAGTGGAAAGGTTGCTGTTCGCATCTAATTGATATAACCAAACATCGTTATTATTAATATTTGTTGTCGTGATGCTAACTTGTTCATTAACAGTAGGCTGAGTTACTTCAAATTCAGCACTCTCTAATGTTCCTTGTTTAAACATCATAAAGAAACCAGTATTAGCACTAGCATTGCCTTTACCGTCTGTCTTGTAGATAAATCCGTATTGATTACCAGGCATTGGTGCTTCTTCATAAACATAATCTTCGTCAATGATAGAAGTGCTTGGAATTTCAAATCGTAAACTTCTTCCTGCTACAGGTTTGTTAAGATTAAAAATTGGAATACGTGTATTTGTACTGTTGAATCTATATTGATCTGTTAACACACCGTTAATAGTTTTTTGAGCTTGGCTCTTTCCAAATTCTAAACTTGGCGCCATTGCGCTGTTTAAAACAGTAATAAACTGTTCGTACCAGTTAGGGTTAGTTGGATCATTCCACTGAATAGTTTGATTTGCTAGATTTGTTCCGTTTGAATCTGTTAATGTTTCAGTAGTCGATACTGTAGTGAATTTCAAAAGACCATTTGCGGCAATATTACGCTTGGCATTATAAGAAAGCATACGAGCAATTCTTAGAACACTTTCTTTTCTGCTTGCTAGTTCGATAAAGTTTTCTCTGCTGTTTAGGTCTAGTCTAAACGCAATACTTTGTCCTAGGAAAGCAATGAGGTCAATAAGAGCAACATATTCAGAACTTTCAATGTAATCGTTAAAATCTTCAGGATAGTTTTCTCTAAGATATTCAACCATCACACGACGTAGATTTTCAAAGTCATAAGACTTGAAATCTGCGTTTCGAAACGTTTGATATATCCTTGTCCAATCCTCTGCGAGGATCAAGTTGTTCTGTCTAGTTGTTGTTGTCATCTCTCATTTTGTCCTATATGCTATTTACCGGTTAAAGAAAACAGGGCATTTAATTCTATCGATTAATTGTACGTCTATCAAAGTTTAAAACTAGTTGTTCGCTAGCGTCAAGTACGGCATAATCTAGATCTATTTCAATGCGAACACCGTGTTCTGTAGTATCTAGTACAATGCTATTAGCGTTTATTCTAGGATCTCTATTAATGATTTCTTCAACGTCTGCTCTCATTCTTTCAAGGTTATCGTCATTCATCGGTTCAAACAGTAAATCCCATACTGATGTACCAAACTCTGGAAGTTGTAGTTTTTCACCTTTGCGAATATGAAAATGATTTAGTAAGTCTTGCTTAACTAAATCCATATCATATTGTTTAAAATGACTAGAACGATTTCTTGAGTTAAAACCTTTATATCTAAAAGCAGGAGAATCTGATCTGCTTCCTAGACTTGCTTGTGTAGTTTCTACTTTTTGTTGATTATAAATCTTCTTTGCCATATTATTCTCCTGCTATATCCCTATCAGTCTTTGGTGGCGCAAAAGCCAATGGATCGTTGTTTTCGTGGTTATACCAAGGCTCATGTTGCGGAATGCGCTTCATAATGCTTTCTAGCGGTGTTGTACTTTGGTATTCGGTTCCTGCCCAAGGCAAAGTAATATCTGTTACTCTGTTTTGATGTGTTGACAAAGGTTCTGCTACAGCAACATCGCCTGTGTTTGTGTCTGCTGTTTCTGCTGGGTCACAATTCATTTCAATTTTATTTGCTGTTTCTCTGTGGAATGCTCCAGCATTAAAATTATTGCTACCTGTAGAAGTAATTCTTGTGTTAGCACTAGCATTTGTATTCACATTTGTTGCTGTTAATTTAAAATCTGCTGTTACCGCTAAAGTAGAATTACCTGTAACGGCTTTTCTTTCAGCACCTTCGATTGATGTATCAACGTCTCCAGTGACTTTTGTTTTCATGAAACCTTCAACTATTGTTACTAGATCGCCTGCGGCCTCTACTTGTATCCTACCAACACTTGAAGATGTGCCTCCTTCTCCTGATGGGCTTTCAGTATTTGTTCCTGCGGCTTTCATGTTGATATTTCTTCCTGCTTCAATGTTTACATCTCTCGAAGCATGAAAATTAAAGTCTTGTTGTGTATGAACACTAATGCTATCTTGAGCAAAAATATCAATCTTACCGTCGCTTGATAATTCGATCCAAGCAGTACCTCTACTGTTTCCAATATAAATTAAATCTTCTGAGTTATGAAGTAAAATTTGATGTCCTGTTCTAGTACGAATTCTAAAACTCTCACCGTATGGAATTCTAGGATCTCCACTTTCACCTTTGGTTGTATCAGCATAATCTGGGCCACCGGCATCTTGTGTTGTTTTTCTCTGTAATCGATCATCGCCATCATCCATTACAAGCTGTGTGCCACCTAACCTACTAGTTGGTCTTGGTTCAGTAGGATTTTCACTTGTTCCTTGTCTTGCTGTTTGTTGACCTGGTCTTCTATCTAATGGTCCAGGAGTGCTTATACCGTATACGTTAGATACACCGGCTCTACGCATTGTACTTGTATGAGAGCCTCTAAAAGCATCACCGATCAAACCGCTATCTAATAAAAATCCAGCAATAGGATGTAGTGGTCTTGCGGCATTATCTAACCCTGATGGGTTTTCTCGGCGTTCTTCGATTGCTCTGTTTACTTCAGCTACAGGCAATACTGTAGTATCACCATATAATGCTTGCTGTTCTGGGCTAAGATCAACATTGCCAGAAGCGGCAATGCCTGGTACCATATGGTTAGCAAAATCGTCAGGAACAACACCTACCCAAAACCATTTTTGCGGATTAACCGTACTAATACACAATACTCTTGTACCAACATCAGGCGGTACAAAACTCATTCCATATGATTTTTGTGTGTCGCGAAACGCTTGATCGTTTCCTTGATTTTGTCCGTTGTATGCTACATTTGTTTGACCAAAAAATGGTGGGCAATAATACGCAGAAATGCCTTGGCCTTCAGAGCCAAAATCTGATCCACGATAACCGTCAAGGTTAACATACAGAGTTCCAAGACCAGTTTGTGTGTCGTGTCCAACTACTGTTGCTATTGTTGGGCCAGCCGCTACAACATTTGGTTGACTATGTGTCGTCATTCTGTGGTCCCTCCTCGATTAGGTAGATTTTGAGCTTGCTCTGGTACAGGAACTGCGTCGCCAACAAACAGAGGAGTTGTTGCCGCGCTGGTCTCGGCAGCGGCAGTTTCAAGTGAGACTCCAATTTGTTCTACTTCAGGATTAACTGTATTATCTCTATAAAGCTGTAATTCTTGAACAAATTGTCCGTCGCTAAACGTCGAAACAACTTTCATTAATCTATAAACTCCACTAAATGGATGATCTCTCTGTCCGTTTAATCTTTGTATGTAAAGAGATGATCCATTTTGTGGAGCATCGACAATAGTTCTAAATCTTACATATATCCTAACTTGTTCCCCTTCCCATGCCATGGAATTCAAATCATTCGTTTCTGTTTGATTTCCNAATCCGCCAACAGGTATAAAATAAGGATCGCCTGTTATTTTTAATTTTAATTCTAGTTGTACTAGATTAGTATTATTACCTTCTCTATTTCTTCCACCAATAATTAAACCGTTAAGCCATCGATTAATCATAATTGCTGACGAATCAACTCCGGCACCACCAGGCACAGCTGGTTGAGCATTTACATCCGGATAAGAAAAATATGAAGCCGCTAATGATGTTAGTGATCGAGAATCGCCTTCTCCTGCATTCGCAGGAACTAGTTCTGTTTCTCCGACTGTTGGGTTATCTGAAGCGTTTCTCATTTGATCCCAGCTTCGAACATTTGTTGCTAGGTAAAAAAGATTGTTAAAATTCATATCGTAACTAATAATGTCGTCATTTTGACCTGTGTACATATATGAGAACACTTTTCTAATTTTTGAATGTGTTACTACTGAATCCTCGATAACCGCAGATGGCGCTCTAAACTGATCTCCTCTTACTCTATACGGAACGATAGTGTATATGTATGTTGTAGGGCGGCGGCCTGTTTGTGCGTCAAATTCTGTCTGTGGGCCAGATGCTTGTTGTCTTACTTGGATTGTCCACCACCAAAAATATCCATCACTATCTGTATTTTCTCTAGCAGTTCTAGCATAGGTAGTGTGACACATTACATCATCAATAACTGTAAAAATTGTTGTTTGGGCACCGTCAGCACTTCCGTTATATATAAACCTTCTACCGCCGGTAGCAAGTCTTAAATTTACATTAGAAGGATCGTAGTCATCTGGATTAATATATGATCTATTGCCGGGATCATTTTCCTGGATGTCAAATTCCATATCTTCCCATCCTGGAGGATTAGTAGTTTGTCCTCCGGGCACTCTTACATTACTAATATCTCCAAGTTGTACAATATACGTGTCAGCATATCTCTGTTGTCCACTACGTGTCAATCTCTGTTGATGGTTATTAAATCCATTAGCTATTCCAGATATTGTAGCACTAACATCATCTGTAATAATATCAAACGAAGCAGTATTTGGTACTTGTGATACAACATTTGATGTTGGATTACTAGTGCCAAACTCTAAACAGGTTACAGAATATTTAGAACCAGATTCATTTGCTGTAAAAGATATGTTAGCAACTCTTAAAGGAATATATTTTGTTGCTTGCGGAACTCTTTTTGGAGCACCGTTTTTATGACCGAAAAAATCAATCTTCATCACATAACAGCAATGAGGAGAGCTAAAATGTGTATGTCCTTTTTTAAAGGCAGCACCTAGCATACTATTAAAAAACAATCCCATGCTATAAGGTTCTTCAACATCAAATGTAACCTTGGCTAGTCCTGTGTTAATTGCTCTTGCGCCAGGCATATAATGTGTAAATTTTAAATTGTCAACAAAAAACTCAGGGGCGCCATATTGGGTGACCACACGATTACCAACATTTGGAATTGCTTCACCGGTTGAGGCAGCCGCGGCGTTGACTGGCGCACCAGTATATCCACTTTCACCTATTACTAATGCTCTTTGATCTTGTAGCCCGTCATTTAAATAACTGGCGCTATCATATTCTTCTCGAGAAACACACCCAAATGACATTCTATATGTTACAGATTCAAAATCTTTTAAAACATTATCAAGTTTGTTAGGAAATATGCCTAATAAAGGATCAACTGTGGTTCCATTGCCAACAATATTGGATGTTCTTCCAACTATACTCATATTAAATTCCTAATGATTGTCTAAGAGTATCTGCTCTCGGAACATAAATTACAACACCTGCTTCAAAGTCAAAGACAGGATCTTTTATAATTGAGGGATTTCTCTGAGAAAAAACCCACCACAGTCCTGAATCTTGGTACAGAGAATGTGCTAGCAAGTCTGGTCTGTTATTAAACTTTGCTTCAATCTCATAAGCATAATCAGTTTCGTTAACTGGTACACTCCTCGGAACATACAGTCCTAAGTAATTATTGTTCTGTGGCGTTTTATACCAAGGACTTGATGCTGAGTATTCTGCCATTATAATATTCCTCGTTGTCCGCCATTCATGTAATCACTATGGCTAAAGTTTCTAGTTCTTGCTCTATTATAGATAGGAGCACAAATAATTGTAATAGTACTATCCATTGGTACCCAATTAGGTTTACTTTTAATGTCAAGTATTCTTCTGTACTGAACGTTTCTTGGTAATTCTACATTTACACTTTTAACAACAACATTAATACCGCCTTCTGACGTTCCAAACACATGATTTCCGTATCCGTAAAGTTGAGCAACTAACGGTGGATGTCCTTGAGGAATACTAGCCCCATAAAAACTTTTGGTCAACGTTCTTAAAAATCTAGTTGCGGCAATATAGTACTCGCCTTCTGCTTGATTTGAAACTGTAAAATTTGCTGAAATTGTAATGTCGTCAATACCACTGTTTTTATAGGCTTGCATATCAAAGTTATTGTGTACATAACTTTGTGAATTATAGTTTGCTTTGTAGTTTACTGATATAGTTGGTGTATAAGGAAATACAACACCTTTATGATCTTTAAGTGGAGACAGATAACTGTTAAAAGCATTGCTTGTAATAGCTGATCCTGTAGATGCTACCCTTATTGATACACGCCAGTCTTCCTCCGACGGAGGAACTGTAACTGCTGTAATGTCTTGTACTGTTCCTGCTTGAGCAATAGCATTATCAAATATACCTTCTAGAGATGAAATTAAGTTGTCGCCGATATTTTTTGCTTGTGCAGCAATACCTTCAATAGTTCCAATAATGCCCTTACCGATGTTTACTAGGTTGGCTGCCGTTTGTACCAACGCTATAGCACCACCTAATACGCCTAGTGCTTTTTCAATTCCATTTATGCGTGGTTTGCCATTAATTCCAAACTGATAACTACCACTACCAGAAGATCCGCCAGTATTATTTGTAAAATTGTTGCCGTTAAAATTGCTAGGATCGGACCCTGACAAATTAATTACGTTAGATCCAGGCACATACGTGGACGGCCCAGGCTTGTTCACTGTAATAGTATTAGTGATACCTGTTCCTCCAAGTGCGTTTACTTGTCCAGCGTTACTTTGTGCGTTAGTTGGTAATGCCATTTTGGTGAAATTCCTCTATCTTTACTCTATTTATTTCAGCAATTATGTGCTATTATATAACTATTAATGGAGAACAATAACCTTATTATGACACAGAGAAAAGTAAACTACTTAAACAATAAAGACCTCTTAAAAGAGATTCACAGAAGCAAAAATACATTTTGCTCATATGTTGATAAAGAACATAGAGACTACGATATTATTTTACCAAGCCTTGAAAAAATAAACAGACTTACTATTGCCGAAGCAAAGCGCAATAAAGCAAAGAAATTAAGTCAAGAAGCATATGAAGCGGCAAAAGCCGTGAACAAGAAGGCTACAGCAAAAGAACACGAAGTTGATTATCGAAAAATTGAAAAATCCGAACTAATTTTTCGTATTATGACGTTTGAACATATTCCTTTAGCACCTGGCAGAAAGAAGACAATCAAAACTGTTGCCGATTCGCATGAGCGAGTCAACTTTCCTCCTTTCCAACACTGGAAATTTGATGAAAATGACAACTTGATTTGTGTTGGAAAAAGCCATTGGGTTGGCGGAATGAGCAATGGTTATTTTTCTAAAACAGACGGACAAGCAACAAATGAGCTTGCTCGCATGTGGATGAAACTTGTTGATCGATACGCTACTAGAGGCAACGTTCGCGGTTATACCTATAACGACGAAATGAAGGGGCAGGCCATTTTACAGCTAGCACAGATTGGATTACAGTTTGACGAATCAAAGAGTCAAAATCCTTTTGCTTACTATACTGCGGCAGTCACAAACAGTTTTGTGAGAATCATTAACATCGAAAAACGTAATCAAAATATTCGAGACGATATCCTTGAAATGAACGGCATGAATCCAAGTTGGTCTCGCCAAAACGCCAATGAAGGTGT